GTTCCATCCGCGCTACAAGCACCCACCATGGCCCAATTGCCATCCTCTTCACAACAATCTTTGGGTGAACCTGAATTTTTGGATTGTGTATCTCCGTGTGGATAATCACACTGGTATCCGCCGTGTGCGGCTTGTTGAGTTATAATGAATGTACGTTCTTTGTATGGCTGAACACCACACGGTTCATCTGATTTAGGGGCACTCCACTTAGACCAAGACCCTTCACAGTTCACGGGGCACGGAGGACCCTGACATTCCGTCCATTGGGTCAACTCTGGACAATTCACTGGGTCTATAGGAATTCTGTATTGATTTTTAGTACCCATTTGACCACATCTCACGGGCCTCAAATCAGCCTGACTTCGAACGCACCCCATGTCGTTATTCTGCCATCCTGGTGTGTATTCAACACATTTAGGTGGTTCAGGTACAGGACAGGGAACGTTACATGCACCACCCTTTTCGGTCACACACGCACCAGATCCGACCGCTGGTTTATAATCCGCCGCCGCCGTGTCGAGATTAAAAGTGGTGATACCATCTCCACACTTTCCGGTCGTGCCATCTAGAACGGTTTCTACGATAGCGCCGTTTGCGATTTCTTTACGCACACACGCACCCTCTATCCACGTCTCTCCTTCACACGGTTTAGGGCACTCGACACTGCAATCCCGTTCTTCGGGTTCACACTTTCCATCACCCGTCGCTGGTTTGAAATCTGGGTGTGTCGAGTCAAGAATCCAAATCTCTTTGCCCGGACCACAACTCCCCTCCGTGCCGTCCATTGGTTTACCATTCAAAGAACAACTCTGCTGTTTTATCCACTGGGTCCCTTCGCAATCTTTCGATTCGACGAACGACACACCCTCCGGTACCGTGTACTCACCCTTCGCTATCGCCTGTTTGGTGAGTTCGTCGAGTGTGACTTTAAGAGTATCACCGTCATCCCCTTCTGACGTTATTCGTATACCCAAAAAAACGAGTCCGATCAATATAATCAGAATGACTACCGGCTTTAGCATGGCATCCGTTTATATTGAGTGATATTTTATTTCATTATTAAGAACATAATAATAAGTATAAAAACCGCGATTCCTATGTACATTAGACGATCATTTTGTAACTTTTTTTCTTCTCGCACCCTTTTTCTTTCTTCGAGTTCCGCTTTTCTTATTTCCACTCTACTCGCTCTTTCGGATTCTAAGCGTTCGACGTCTTCTTTTTCATCTTCCTCAAATTCAAGCTCCCATGGATCTGTACCTATGAAATTTTCATTGATCTTACACTCATTAAACACTTCCGTATCTACCGCTGCATCAATCTCTGTATTTTGTACACATATATCCAAACTAAACCCACACGGTGAAGTCACTCGAAGATCATTCATGATGGGTGGTTTGTATTTGTCTTGACCCACACACACTTGCCCGGGGCAATAAAGACGTTGCATGAGCTCTAATCGCGCGACAGCCTTGTGTGGACCTTGTGTTTCTGGTATATTTGACATCGTTTCTTCGACGTAGTCCATGGCTTCTTTACACCCAGGTATATTGCGCTCGTCTTCACAGTCGCGCATTATCACGTTGTAACAAGAACATCTTTCGTCTGTCTTGTTTGCATCCTGGGCACAGAACGCCTCGTCTACTGCTGTGGACATCTTAAGATTACTAAATATTTAAAATTGCAATTATGAGTAGCGCGGCTATAGCTAAAATTATGAACAACATTCTCTTCTTTGATTCCTTTTTATCTTCGTATGAATCTAAGATTTCTTGAAGTTTCTCAACACGCTCTGTATCACCAGCTTCACGCGCTTCATCTAATTGCGCCTGTTTTTCTCGTTGTTCCGCTCGAAGTTGTAACTGTAAACGCTTATTCTTTGCCGCGATGAGGGCTGCATTTTCACCAGTTCTCAATCCAAGTATGGCCTGAACGCTCTGATCTTGTGCATACACAGAATCTAAATCTTGAAATTCCACTTCATTTATAGAACAATCTCTGAAATACTTGGCGTTGACGCTTTCGCCGACATTCACATCGGACGCACACACATTCAATTGAAAATCACATCTACCCACATTAACTAAATCTTGGTAATCCGGGGGTTTATATTTGTCGTCACCACACACATCGTCACCACAATGATACCGTAAAGCAATTTCTGTGGAAGCCATATTTCGCTGTGCATCAAAAGCTTCACCTTCTGGTATGACGTTTACGATCGAGTTTTTCCATTCATTCCCTTCTTTACATCCTGGAATGTCTGGATTTAGATCACAATCTTTGTACATGACGTTATAGCACGAACACCTTGGGTCATTTGGATTAGCTGCACACCCCATCATATCGATACCAACATCGGACGCCATCTTATCTTTACATTATATTTTTTTGGATGGTGTAAAATATTTTGTTTGGTTATTTTAAGAATGTCTTTAATAAAAAAGGCTACACAGGGGAAAGTGCCTGTATATTTCGTATTAGCACACGGTAAAGATTATTCGCCGTCTTCTCAAACGGTGACGAGTGTACCGAAAGGTAAAAATTTAATATTACCAGTTGATTTGGGTGAAACTTTATCGTACGCGGGTGCAGAGGAACTCGCGAAACGTCTAGGTGACAGAAATAATCTCAATAACCTCTTATTAAATTTACCGAGTAAGTTCACTCTACTGAAGGAAACTGAGCAATTTCCAGATACAGTTTTATCTTTTTACGATGAATACTTCTGGACGGGGATTTATGAATTGCCGCGAGCCGTTTTGAAGCGGGGTCTCAGAAAAGAAATACACTCCGCGATGAACGTAAACATGGCGACAACCCCTCCTAGAAAAAGACTGTCCACGTTTCTGAATGAAAACCCAAATGAAGAGGCTATATTCATAGTGGCTTCGTGTAGAGGTGTCAAGGGTGTACCTTCCGATGAAATTTACGGTACTAAAACGAAAGTGGCAAAAAGAACGAGTGAACAAAAGCGTAAATTAGTAGAAACTAAAAAAGACGTCATGCGCACATCAAAGAAGCGTCCTACATCTAAAAGTGCGGGTAAGTCGATGGATAAGAAAAGAAAAGTCGAACCAAGTAAAAAACGAAAAAGGACACCGAATGAGAGTTCTCGTAAAAAAGCAAAGATATCAACATCTTCACCCATACAGGCGATCACTCAAAAGATAAATGCGATGAAAATTTGATTAAATGTAACCTCGTCTAATTAGGTCTATTTCATCCGATATAGAGGTCCATCTTCTATGTAAGTCTCGAATGAGTGTATTTCTATATCTATTTTCCGTGGCTATGAAAGATCTACATATAGAATCGAGATCGCGCCTCGTACCTAAATATGTCAAATACTCTTCCGCACTGTAATCATCTAAATATAAATTGTGTGACTCACAATAATAACGAATCGCTAAACGCATCACAGACGTCGTCGTTTTTTGTATAATTTTCGTGTTTTTTATGATCTTGTCAATTATTTTCATCTCCGCCTGTTTAATATCAATATCAACACACCGCATCTTATTTTCATAATGAGTTTGAAAATACATAACAGATTCATCGTCTAATTCTACGTCATCCACGAGAATAGCTTCTGGAAATACACTTCTCGCACCCACCGGTTCGGGTGTATCCGGTGTAGCACCCTTATACACGTCACGCATAATATTACAAAGACTCAGATAATCCCCCTCGGGCATTTTATCTGAATGTTTGTCTATGATACGCATAGCTTTCATGAGTTCATCTTCCATACTTGATACTCTATCGATTCATTTCTTTAGTTTAATCTATGATCAATGGCGGAACATTCTCTTCGATGGTTAATTCATACACATTTTCTTTCTGACTCGGTTGAATAACAACTATTCTACACGTTTTAACGCCCATCATCATAACATCACTGGATTGTGGTGATGGGGGTGGAAGTATCATTGGTTTACATAAGAGTGCATACATTTACTTTTTAGTGGTTTTTTTCTTCGCAGTTCTGGGACGCGTTTTAGGTGTATACACCGACACACTTTTGATCAGAGATTCAATCTCCTTAATTTGTTTTTTTGCTGCGTTAACCTCTCGGTTGAACTGTTTCATCAGTTTGTCATTTATCAATTGATTACCCAGAGCCATTTATTATACAAATATAAAAAAATAATTAGATGTGATCATAAGATGCTTCTTAAAGATCTAAAAGACCACTACAAAGTCATACGGGATGAAGTGAATAACCTTCCGAATGTATTCATAACGAACACACCGCGCAAGGAAGGTGAATGGGTTGGGTCCGAACACTTAAAAGAGGTCGTATCTTTGTATGCATCCGGTAAACACGGGTGGCTCAAAGGTGGGCAAGATCACGTGGCCGAGGAATGGATCAGTTGGCCACTCATATGGGATGGACAATCGGTACTGGGTAATTGTGAGATATGCCCAAAGACGTGTGCTCTCCTTTCATCGATAGAGGGTATCAAGGTGGCTGGATTTTCTTTGATGAAGGGTGGTGTTAAGCTTAAATTACACACAGACGACGTGGGTCCGAATTATAAATTTACATATCATCTAGGGCTAAAAGTTCCATTTGGATATTGTATCTTACATCACTCTAAAAGTGGTGACACAATCGAAGAAAATGGGAAACACATCATTTTAGACGCGCGTGAACCGCATTGGGCGGAGAACCTATCGGAGGAAGATCGAGTGATTCTGTACATGGAGATTAATTAAGCTCTCACGCCATTACGGTGCACATCCATCAAAAGGTTACACAACTCCAAGTACTTACCCTCTGGAATTTTGCAATCTTCGATGATGGCGAGAGCTTTGTGAAGGTTGGTAACACGCTCCACAACCGGATCCGCTTGTCTCTCGAGTATAATATTGGCTTCAGTGTTAAAAAGAGTGTGTCGTCTCTCTGCGTTTCTTTCGCGAGCGCGATCAACGACGAGATACTCTCGTTGTACCACGTATCTTATCATTTCCTTACGAGCTTGCGTAGTCTTGCCTCTCGTAGTTTTCATTTCATTCATCATTTGAGTCGGGTACCCATGGATGTCCTGATCCAATATTCTCAACATATCCAAGCGATTGTGTTTGATGGTGGCTAACTTCATTTCGTTTCCGGCACCCCTAAGACCACTCGGACAGTACTTCCATTCGATACCGATCGTGCGAAGCACTTCGATAACACCGGTATCAATCGCATCATCGAAATCAGTCGGAGACCACTCTTCAGATCTATGTGAGAACATATGGTACATTTTCGAAATCTTTTGTGTGTCTTTTGACACGATGGCCTTATGAATAACATTATGCATTCGTTCAACCGAATCAAAAGCATTATTGAAAGTGTTGATACCATGAGACAATATGCAATCACTCAACATGCGGTAATCGCCGTGCATGATGCACGCGTAGACAGAAGCACGGAGGTGGCGGGTTTGTGATTCGTGGTCTGGCATTGGAATGTGAAGCATCGAAAAGAATTCCGCGTTCCAATTATTTTCAGCGCATCCGTATAATTCTTCACCAAAGGATCTGGGGCAACCAGATCGTTTGAAGAAATTGTAGATTTCTCGTTGTTTATGACGAACAGCCGCTTCTACGGCGCTCTTGGATTTCTTGTAGTTGAATGTCTCGACACATTCAATGTGACCATTCTTGATAGCGGATACGCAGTTTTTGCAGGTAGAGCAACGCATTTTGGTGCGACCCCTGTGAGTCTTTAAATTGACTTAGGCATATTTCATACATAATTTATTTATGCATTCCACGAATTCATCGTCTGATTTGTACATTAAATCTTCATACTTTTTAGCCTTGGATATGTGGTGATCCATCTTTTTCGTCATTTTGGCAACCCGTTTTCGTGTGTACCAAAACTTCATGTATTCACGAAAAGTCATTTTCTTTCGTATGTACACGGGTACATTCATCTTATTACATTATAACTAGTTTTTTCTAAGCCGTGACATTAAAAATAAAATATAGACATATATTAAAAATGAATATCGCACTCGAAGCACTGCTAAGATCTATCGGTGTATTTTTGGGCGTTTTCTTTACGGTCAGTTGGGGTAGAAAGAGTAAACCAGTGTGGGACGTCGCATTGATAGTACTTTCCATCATTCTCGCGCTGTTTTTGGCCTTCAGGCGGGTCATCGCACCATCACAATAATCACAATTTACTCAAATATTTCGAACCGACCCTTTTCATGAAACGATGTTTTTCTTCTCGACCATCGAAGATAATCTTAAATCCATTACCAAAATATGGTTTAGGTGCGGTTTTATAATAGTCTTCTAATTCATCGTCTGACGCATCGTCAACGACGTAATCGGGGTCTTCATTTTGTTTTTTTCTAGTGCGCATTGGTTCTTGTGATTAATAGTTTCACACACTTTATCTAAGTTTAAAGATGTAAATCCATACACCTTTAAATGAAGACGGTCATCATAGCACTTCCAGGAAATCACTTTTCGGGTGCATTTTTACGAAATTGGTCAAATGCACTCTTGTATCTTCAAAACAAAGGTTACACGGTGATGATGGTGAACGATTACAGTAGTTTTGTGCCATTCTCAAGAATGAAAACGCTTGGGTTAGATACACTCCGAGGTGTCGATCAAAAACCATTCAATAATGAAGTTGATTTCGATGTATGGGTAACCATAGATAGCGATATATTCTTCATACCGGAACAACTCGAACAACTCATTGAAGATACGGATACTTACCCTATTGTTTCGGGTATCTATAGGATGATAGATATGAAGCATTACGCGGCAGTTAAAACGTGGAACATCGATTATTTCAAAAAACATGGTTCATTTAAATTTCTGCGCGTAGAAGATCTCGAAGGTGCACCCAAACACATGAAAGTCGCATACAATGGCATGGGATTCATGGCGGTAAAGCGTGAAGTACTCGAAAAAATGACGTATCCATATTTTCACAGGGAACTTCAAACATTTGATATGCCGGATGGAAAAATCATTAAAGAGATGTGCTCTGAAGATGTTGCATTTTGTAAAAATGCAAAGGATGCCGGGTACGATGTCATGATAAACACCGAACTAAAAGTTGGACACGAAAAGGAACTCGTCATTTAGAATCTAATGCGCAGAGGCGGTAACGGAATGTCATCAATAGAATTCGCGGTGGTCGTGTTTGAAGATGCACCCACGAGATTTTCTAAGAATGTCCGAGTATTAGATATAGGTACAGAAACGTCGTCGAATCTCGCCATTCTGGAGCGAACCAAATCTCGCTTCATTTGTGTAATTTCTTTACGTAGAGTCTCATTTTGTTCCATGAGTGAAAGGTAATCATTCGTGAGATTCAATATATAATTATCACGCACGGTATCACCGGATGCATATAATAGTTTGAGATTTTCGCATATTTCTAGATATGTATTTTCTGGGAGTTCAGTCTTATGCTCATCGACGAGGGACATTATATTTCTAATGGGATCCATTTTTAATTATTACACTCTTATTTTTTATGCGTCTTCATTTTCTAACATTATTCGTAGTCGATCTTCGATACTCAAACCATCCACCGCGATAACTTCAAAATCGGCGTCAACCACGTTTGGATCAAATATATCACCGTGTTGTTCACACAATTCACAAACAGTACCATCTCTCGGAGGTTCGCCGATGGGGTGATTGTGTACCGGAACGGGTTTTTTGGTCACAGGCTTCTTTACTCTTGGCTTTTTCTTTTGATCTGGTGGTGCACACTCGGATGTTTGTGGCGGACTCGCGTGCTGTCGATCGTGTTTGTCACAGACATCCTTTCCATCTTTGGCGCGGCATTTACATCTATTACCACTCGAAGCTGCGATTGCTTTACATTGCACCCTTTCCGCGACTGGTTTCTTTTGTGTAGCACCAGTTCGTTTAGGTTTGATCTGATCCTTGAATGAATCAAATTTTTCATGAAGCTGCTTGTTCTCGACGCGAAGTGTTTTTACTTCGTCGATGAGAGTCTTTACGAGATCGGTGAGATATGCGAGTTCACTCATTATTTGTGTTTAAAAAAAATGTAGTGATCAACGACTTAGGAATTTTTTTCTCAGTAATTTTAATGATCGCACGTCCTTTCACGTCAGTACTAGTCGAAGCAATACTCATAGGAATTCTCACATTAGCTATATACACTGGGGTATCCAAAGTGGTAAAAGATACACGGGCGCTCGTATTAACCGGAGCACTCGTCCACCTATTTTTCGAGTATTCGCCCATGGGAAATTTGAATGAACGATATTGTAAATATTTATTAAAAGCCTAGTATCGCACTCAAAACTCTGTTTTTCCATTCTTTGACGGTTTCAGTTTTTTGGGTGTTCTTAAGTTCCAATAGAGCTTCCGCAGCTAATCCTTCATCTACATGTGCCTTACAGCAGCCATATCTAGATGATTTATGCCAACACCCAGGATACTGACATTTAGGCCTCGTCGTCGGTTTCGTCGAATACGAACTTTCTGCGTTTTCGTGGAGTTTCGTCTTCATCGGATGATTCACAATTCTTGATTTCACCTTCCTCGGTACACGATTCAGACTCGGACTCGGACTCGGAATCCGTGATGTACTCGTATTCACTTGGGTGGTAAATATCCGGTAAATCTTCTTCGAGTGCAGACCAGTCGACCCAACCCATCAATTCATTTTGACGAATAAACTCATTTAGTTCACGCTTATCGCGGATATTCCATGTGTCTCTGGCGATATCACTCCAATACACTAACGAATCATCATCAATTTGACACGGATACAAATACAATTCGTCCACATCTTCTTGATCCTTCATTTGTTCACAGTAGATGTCATACATGTGTTCTAGAATACCTTCACTCGAAACACTCGAATCTTCGATGAAGTTTTCGTGACCAAAAGTGAGAAAGTGTACCTTACCATACGATGCATTTAATTTTTTGGTAGAAACACCCATGTAACACATGTAATTTCTAGAATTACGAGGAACGAGTTTTTCGGGGAAGTTTTCGGCTCGGAGTGCCCACACCTCGGTGTCTTCGCTAGTCATTCTCGTCATGAGTCCATCCAAATACGGAACACGACAAAGAGACGCACAGTGTTTCACGAGCTCGGTATTGAGATTCATGTTCTATATATCATCTACGGTTGATTTGTTTAAGTGTATTATTAAATGTCAATTCTAGACGCAAGTCTTCCAAATGTTTTCAATTTAAACGCCTTTTCACGCTCGTCAAAATCACGACACCTCTCGGTGATTTCGTGTAGTCTCACTTGCGCTTCCATGATCTTATCGTCGTGCGTAAATTCCGCATGTCTTACGGTAGGTTTCCAAGATGAGAATCTACTATAAAACCGCTCTTTTTCAATATTTCTGTTTTCGATTTCTTTGTAACGTTCAATATCAGAACAACACGCCATGTAATCATCTACTTGCTGGGTTAAATTTTGTACCTTAATTTCACGTATACGCATTTTTACGAGATCGATCACTGGATCATACACAGAAGAGTCTCCATCACCATATATCTGGTTCACTCGAAGCGTCCTCAATATTAATCCGAGGTCTCTCACACTCGTTTTGTATACAGAGTATTCTTCGTTTCCTTGGTGCACCCGGACATTTCGACTCGCATTGGATGACCTTTTTCCAGATTTCAATTTGGACGTCTGTACAGAGAGACCGCGTGGCTTGACAAAACGCGAGACGGAAATCGCGGCTCGTGCAACCATTTTGCATTATACACTCACTATTCCTTTATGAACCTTTGGAAATTCGAGAATGATTTCCTCGCCGACTTCGTTTGTAGCGGTGACTATTTCGTACCCCTCCTTAATGCACTGAGTTTTGATATCATATTTGATCGTCTTAGGAACAAAAATATTAAACAATCTGTCATACAGACTCATTCTTCCTTCTTTTTACTGAGATGTTCTTCTTCAAGCTTCTTTTTTTCACTCTGAATAGTCCTCAAAAAGCGTTTGGGGTGCTCAATAAACTTAGACCACCTGAAATCGTCAATCGAGTATTCAATATACTCGGGTACGTGTGCAATAAATACAAACACACCCTTCGTGAATCTATACACACAAGTCGTAGCGAAAGCGTAGCAAACGGCTCTCGGGTAAAGCCACCACATTATGTGTTCATAGGCGTCTTTTTTTATCTATATTAAATACAAGATGAATCTTGATGAAGTAGCGAAGAAAGTCCAGTACATCACAGTAGATTCAGAATTCGTAGATGGTTCTAATAATACATTTACGATAGATTTCTCACTCGATTCAAATGTACACATGGAAGATATGTCAAAAGTTATAGGGTTTAAGATAGTAGACTTTTACGTGACCCAAATAGGCGAAAGTGATTCAACTGGAAATACAGACGTGTCCAAATATATAGATGTCGTGTGCGAAGACATACCAAAGCGTGCACAGATACTCGACGAACGACACGGGGAAATACTCGCGCGAATACCACTCGAGAGGAGTTTCTCCGGTAGTAACTCGTTTATATTGAGAGATAAACAGTGGAGATCGCATCAAAGACAGACAGGGTTTTTTAATCCGTTGTCAATACAAAAAACACACTTTAAATTGTATGAATCCCAAGGAGATGGAGATTACGAATTACTCAAACCGAGTGTTTCGTTTTACATGATAATAGAAATAACAACCATCGATGTAAAAGAAAAACCACGCAATAGAGAGGTACAAATATTACAGGCATTAGATCGTCTCATGGAAAAGATAGACAGCCTCAACCATAACGTAAAAAAACTACCCGACGCGGAACAATTGGAGAAAGCTAGAAGAGAAACAAAAAAATACCCATTTAGCTATCTCATATTAATGATACTTCTTATTTTAGGAGGTGTGTATTACATTACTTCAAAACAGCATCCGATGCCCCATCAACCTTCTTTTTAACTCGGCGAACGACCTTCTTCACGGGCTTAGGGGCTTCTTCAACTGGCGCTGGCGCGGGAGCCTTGGCTTCTTCGACTTGTTCTACTACTAACGCTGGCACTGGCGCTGGCACTGGCGCTGGTGCTGGTGCTGGTGCTGGGGTGCTGTCAAGTTCATCCACCAAACGCATCAACAAACCATACACGTGTTTCTTGTTGATTCGAAGGGTTTGCATTTCATCTCTGATTTCTTGCCTGAGAGCTTCCATTATAATATACATAAAGGAAATATTATCTTTAAATGTAATGCTGGTCATAGGTCCTACCCTTCTGAGTGGAATAGGACAACACGCAAAGAAATACACTGAACTTTTCCCCGAATGGAAATATATTCAGGTATCCGAACACATACCGGAATGTGAACGCGCTTTCATATTCGCTCTACCCGTCGAATACTGGTTCGATAAAATAGTCGAACTCAAAAAGAAAATTAAGCATTTACATTGCATGACGGTATGTGAAACTGAAACTGTACACGAAGACTATGGAAAACTATTTAAATTATTTGATAGAATCGCCGTACCGAGTGAATTCTGTAAAAATGTATTTTCGCGTCAGTTTCCGGACACCGAATTCTATGTAATACGGGCACACATACCACACAAAGATACGTATACCTTCTATCACATAGGTAACGTGATGGACCAACGAAAGAATTTCAGAGCTATTTTAGAGTCATTCGTTCGTCTGAATAAGCCAGATACAAAGCTTCTGGTAAAAGCCACGTGCAATCAACCGATAACCATAAATCTACCAAACGTTGAAGTAATAAACGGGCTCGTATCGGACGACGAAATGGACAAAATACATAGAATGTCTGATTGTTACGTGAGTTTTTCAAGTTCAGAAGGAGTTGGTATGGGTGCAGTTGAAGCGGCCATGCGTGATAAACCCGTGATCATCACAGAATACGGTGGTGCACCCGAATATGTTAAAACACCGTACACGGTTTCGTGTGAACTTCAAGAGTTGCAGAATGACGATTTCTTGTTTAAGAAAGGAATGCAGTGGGGCAAACCAAACAAAGAACAACTCTTGGAATTCATGACGGATGCATATGAAAAACGATTGAGGCACATGGACCACTCACATACGAAGTGGATGGTGGGTAAAGAAAATGTTTCACAACAATTCATCGATAATGTAATTGGTAAGTAAAACAATGAGACCGGTGAGAATAGCACCCGAGGCGATGGCACCCTTTTGAGCGATCAACATGGAAACGATGTCGTCTACAAAACCAATGTTGGTTGGTTTCTTCACGGTGTCTGGAACAATTTTGGCTAAAGCGACGTAGAGAGCCATGGCTATTACAACTGGACGAAGTGTCTCTTGGTCTAACATTTATAGTACACTAATATTTTATCTTCGGTTGATGTTTTCTACAAAACCCACCACACACCGCCTTGAACCCACACGACTTACCACTCAATGTCACGGCTTGACATGTGTGTACAGCTCTTCGCTTCTCAGATACAACTTCTGGAGCCTTGCTAATGAGTTGAATGGTTCTATTCTGTTTTTCAGTTCTGAGTTGAATGTATTTCTGTTTCATCTTCCAAGTCGCATGTGCAAGTTTCTTGCACTTGTCAGTTGGAATATCTGTTCGATACATTCGCATAGCGTCGGTAAGGCATTGTTCGTAAGACATCTTTAGAATGCTTTGATTAACAAGGTGGTGGGGACTGACTTAGGTACTAGATGACACGATGTCTATCAACAATCAGATCATGGACGCCTCCCACGATAGATTGTAAAATAAAAAAGCGGAATGCATTTTGGATAGTTTCTGCGAAAGTATTCATTTTTGATTACAAATTAATCAGGTCTGGTGAACTACTTAGGAACTAAAAAAATGCGGATCTATCATGGATTTCTAAAAATTCCTTTTCCGAGGAAAGGGGTTCAAACCCGCGATTCATGCGTCTTGTTATCCAGTCCAATCTTGACTTGATTATCACTCGACGAGCTCCCTCTAATGGGAAAATAGAGTTGAAAATAGGTAAATCTATTATAACATTTTCGATACGTGCACCCTTCTTCACATTTTCATCTTTTGTGAGTAGTTGGATATTTTTGTGATTGAATATGCGAGTCCATTGATCTACATCATTTATATTTTCCTCTACATACAAGACCTGTCTCGGTACGATCTCGTCTATCTCAAAGGGGTAGCGTCCAGAAACAACATCGTCCCAGGTGACGAAAGAATATGTGACGCCATATCTAATGCGCATTTTTTCCATAAGACGTGTTATAAGTTCATCTCTGCTTATACCAATGAGTGGCTCATATTTATCGTAATTTTTACCATGTCTAATTGCATTACTTATATTTGCCCTAATATCGTTCGACCACTGTCGACCCATATAATGAGAATAGCAGTGCAAACAACTGCATGACGACACCTGTGCATGCCACTTCAACCCATACTGACCAGTATGGCGCGTAGAATTAACATCGGAATTGCACAACTGTCTAAACCTGGGTTTCCTGTCCCCTTCTGTAATACAAACTGATAACACATGACTTCCGTCTTCTCTTAGTTTAATAGATACAACTCGAATATCAGTATCGTTGTGCTCCCATGTCTCGCCCGGTGTTAAGGTGAGGCTTGATTTTGATACCACCACTGTCTTGGATTGTTTCGTCGATTTTGAGTTATACTTTTTAAGTCTAAGCCTATTCATCGCTTCTTCACGCAGAATAGCCTTGCGCTCGGGTGTGAGTCCTTCACCTTTTCGCGTATAGTAGGGTTTTACACGGCACCCGGATGGGCATCCATTCGGTGCGAACCGGCACTTAGGACAGCCTCGACCGTTTTCGTATGGTCTGACCATATATTAGAATAAACGCGCCTCTCTCTCTTAAGCTGTTTCTTCTCAATTAGGGTCATAACAGTAATTAAATTTGATGATTCAAAGACCCCTACCTTTGTTTTTAAGAAAACAGCTTAAGTGAGAGGCGCGTTTATTAAAAATCAAGTAAAATGAGTGAAAGCATCCAAAAGCTCACCCACGTGGAACACATATTAAAGAGACCAGATTCTTATGTTGGTCCAGTTGCCCGCGTCGGTGAACAGTATTGGGTCAAGGAAGGCGACGGCTTCGAAAAGAAAACTGTCGTATACGCACCGGCACTTCTCAAGATTTTTGACGAAATTCTCGTCAACGCCATCGATCGTAATTCGATCTATCCTAAACAGGTAACGTCCATCTCCGTAAACATCGACCGAGAGAAAGGTGAAATCAGTGTCGAGAACAACGGGCCTCTCGGGGGCATCGCTGTCAAAGAACACGAAAAGGAGCAGATTTGGAATCCAGAGCTCACGTTCGGGCATCTTCTCACGAGTACCAACTACGACGATTCACAGCAGCGGGTTGTAGGTGGTAGAAATGGGTACGGCGCAAAGCTCACGAATGTGTATTCGAGCAAATTCTCCATCAAAATCAAGGATTCAGAAAACAAGACGACGTACACTCAAGAATGGACAGATAACATGAAGACGTGTGGAAAGCCGAAGATGCGTAGCTACTCGGGGACGACCTCGAGTGTGTGCGTCACGTTTACACCGGATTGGTCGAGGTTCGGTATGAAGGCGATGGATGATTACATCTTCAAAATTTTTGAGAAACGCGTGTATGATGCGAACATCTGTACCGCACCGGGGTGTAAAGTGAAATTTCAAGGTGAAGCTCTTCCAAAGACAGCATTTAACGAATACGCGAAGATGCACACGAATTCGGATGAAATTTGTATGTTTACGTCGGATCGATGGTCTGTGTGTGTAGTTCCATCGGAAGATGGATTTGAACAAGTGTCTTTTGTGAATGGTATATGCACGACCAAGGGTGGGAGTCACGTGGATCACGTGGCGGGTATACTCGCGTCAAATATCATCGACGAAATGGCGAAAAAGATTAAACTCAAACCCCAACAAGTAAAGAATGCATTCATGGTCTTCGTAAAAGCGACGCTCGTCAATCCAACGTTCAGTAGTCAGGTCAAGTCCGAGTGTACACTCAAACCACAAGAATTTGGTAGCAAATTTGAGCCCACAAAGAAACTCATCAAGGACATTCTCAAAACGAACATCCAAAATGAACTCATGGCGCTCTCGAAATTCAAGGAAATGAAAGAACTTCAAAAATCGGATGGTGTTCGTAAATCTAAAATCACGGGTATACCAAAATTGGACGATGCAAATAAAGCTGGTACAACCCAATCTGGGAAGTGTACACTCATCATCACAGAGGGTGATTCTGCGAAGTCACTCGCAGTCGCGGGTCTATCCGTGGTTGGTAGAGACTATTACGGGGTATTTCCACTTCGCGGGAAATGTAAAAACGTGAGAGATGCGTCGGTCAAACAGCTCACGGAGAACAAAGAGTTCAGCGAACTAAAGAAGATACTTGGACTTCAACAAGGTAAAGTGTACACCTCTCTCGATGAACTTCGTTATGGCCGTCTCATGATCATGACTGATGCAGATACAGATGGAAGTCATATCAAAGGTCTCGTACTCAATATGATTCATTATTTTTGGCCAAGTTTACTTGACCTAAATTTTGTAGTGAGTATGGTGACACCCATCATCAAGGCGTCGAAGGGATCGCAAACTATGTCGTTCTACACAGATTCCATGTTCAGAATGTGGTATGGAAATGGAAAACCTGGGTGGAAGATTAAATACTACAAGGGACTCGGTACGTCTACGTCTGCCGAGGCAAGAGAATATTTCAAAAACATCGAAAAACTCACAGTTAAATTTGACACCGACGAGAAAACAGATGAATCTGTCGTGCTCGCTTTCGACAAAACGAAGGCTGATTCTCGAAAAACGTGGCTACTCGAAAGTACCGAAAAAGAAAGCTCGGAGCTCGAGATTGCATATGGAAATGTAGAGAGAATCGATATCACTGAATTCATTCATAAAGATCTCGTAAATTTCAGCCTCGCAGATTTGAAACGGTCGATCGCACACATGTGTGATGGACTCAAACCTTCACAAAGAAAGGTCATGTACTCCTGTTTCAAAAAGAACCTCACGAGCGAAATGAAAGTTGCCCAACTCGCGGCGTACGTGGCGGAAACATCGGCGTACCATCACGGTGAAGTGTCTCTCGCAGACACGATCGTAAAATTAGCACATAATTTTACGGGGTCGAACAATATTAATCTACTCGAACCGTGTGGTCAATTCGGTACGAGACTCATGGGTGGAAAAGATGCGAGTCAAACGAGGTATATTTTCACAAAGCTCACCAAAGACGCGAGAAAACTCTTCGATGCCCGAGATGACGCTGTCCTCAAATATCTCGACGACGATGGTAGACCCATTGAACCAGAGTATTATGTTCCGGTGTTACCCACGGTGCTCATCAATGGCACGGAAGGTATCGGTACAGGATTCAGTTGTTACGTGCCACCGTTCAATCCAAAAGATATATGTGAGAATATAGAGCGTTCTATTTCTGGTCAGTCACTCGTGGAAATGAAACCATGGTTTGATAAGTTCAAAGGACGCATTTTCAAGAATGAGGAAGGTCTTTGGATCACAGAAGGTGTTTGGACAACTAATAATCATGGTACAGGTATCAAAATTACAGAACTCCCACCCGGTCGATGGACGCAAGACTACAAAGAGTATCTCGACACACTCATGGAAAAGAAGGTCATTTCAGGGTTCATCAATAACAGTACAACAGAAGATGTGGATTTCGCTATACATGGATACACGGGTAAAAATATCATAAAAGATTTCAAGCTCCAGAAGTCGTTCCATGTGAGTAATATGCACTTATTTCACCCCACAAAGGGTATCAGAAAATATGAAAGCCCAGAAGAGATTCTGAGTGATTTCGTTGAAATCAGAATTCAAACGTATAAAAAACGCAAAGAACACCTTCTTCACGTTCTCAAAGAAAAAACGAAGAAACTTGAAAATATGTCCCGTTTTGTAGAC